CACTGCGAGATACACTATGGAAACAGTGGCTCTTGCTTTCGCACTTACTGAAGAAGCAATCGAGGACAACTTGTATGACAGACTATCGTCTAGATATACAAAAGCATTAGCAAGATCGATGGCAAACACGAAGCAAGTTAAAGCTGTGAACCCGTTAATTAATGGTTTCACTACTTTCACATCAGGTGATAACAACGCTTTAATGAGCACGTCGCACCCAACGATCGCTGGTACTGTATCAAACAGACTTGCAACAAATGCAGACTTAAACGAAACTTCATTGGAGTCTTCTCTTATAGAGATCGCTGCGATGACAGACGAAAGAGGTCTAAAAATTGCAGCTAAAGGAGTAAAAATGATTATTCCTTCTCAGCTTCAATTTACTGCCGAAAGATTGATGAAATCTGAAGGTAGAGTTGGAACGGCTGACAATGATATCAACGCAGTAAGATCTATGGGAATGATTCCTCAAGGTTATAGAGTGAATAATTTCTTAACTGATCCAGATGCGTTTTTCATTATCACTGATGTACCGAATGGAATGAAAATGTTCGTAAGAACACCGATTTCTACGGCTATGGAAGGTGACTTTGATACTGGCAACGTAAGATACAAAGCTAGAGAAAGATACGTATTTGGCGTATCAGACTTTAGAGGTATCTTCGGAACACCAGGCGTTTAATCAAATAATACTTAAGGGGCGGCCTAAAAACCGCCCCTTTTTTTATGCACTAAGAACTATGAGAGACTTTAAGGTAATAATCATCGCATACGGATACAGAACAAGCTTTACAGTTAAAGCTGAAGACAAGGCTGAATCTATTGAAAACGCAATAGTTGACAGACTTGGAGATTCTGATATAAAATGGGAAAACGGTGGATTTTATTCACTAACTAAAAAATGGATTACCTACGAGGAGGTCCTAGATGAGAACACTACAAGACCTATACAAAGCAAAAAGGTCCTTGGAGTTGAAGTGGGAACAGCACCATCTTCATTCGGGTAGATATACACTCGATATGGTTCGGATTGACCATAAAGTTAGAGCGGTCATTGCTGACATTAAGATGAAAGAGGCTGAGTTAGCACACCATGTTAACAAAGTTGACGACGCTGCCCCCAAAGTTTCAGTAGCCACTTAAATAAAAAGCTACATCGCTGAAATCGTACTTTCTTGTAAGGCTCTCTTGCACTCTATCAAAATCTACTATATATCTAAATCACTATACAATTAATTAGAACATAGACGCGTATAGTCGACGGCCTAGAGACTATGTTCGGAAAACTAGGAGGATATAATTATGGCAAATACTACGTTCAATGGACCAGTACGATCGGAAAACGGTTTTATTGGTGCAACAAAAAACACCGACACTGGTGTCTTCACAAATGTGTTCGCAATCAGTTCAACAGGTGCGTACACTGGAACTAAACTAGTAGCTCAAGGAACTGCTGATGTAGTCGTAGCGGCAACTGCTGGAATAACTGAGGTTGAATTTTCTCAACCTAATAATTCCATCATTACTTCTATCGATATCGTTTGTACATCTGCACCAACTTTAACAGGTGCTGGTGACATTGGTTTCAAAGTTGGAACTGCAACAGGCGGAGCGCAATTAGTTGCGGCTGTGACTGATGCTATATTAGATGGAGGAACAACTGTTCCTGCAGGAGCTGGTTACAATTTAACGTTGATCAATACAACAGGTACATCAACAAAAACTGTTTCTCCAGCGGCTAACGTTTCAGGGGCAGCAAGAAGTATATTCTGCCAAATTTCAAATACTGTAAACGCATCAGCAAGCGGTAACATGAGATTTATTATAAACGTACAACAGTTTTAATAGATTAATTATCTTGGTGGGAAAATTTGAGACATTGTTGAAGATGATCTTGATACCCACCGAGACCAAAAATAAAAGGAGAAAATATGTATCAAGCTGATATAGCGAACACAAACGTAACTACTGAGAATAAAACTGTTGTTGCAGGAAGAGCGAGAGCTTATGGCGTTGTATTAAATACAACAGGAGCTTCAGGAGACTTTCATTTAAAAGATGGCGGATCTTCAGGAACTGTAAAATTTAAATACAAAACTACAGGCACAGCTACAACTACGCTACCAATTGTTATTAATTTTCCACAACCAATTCTGTTTACTTCAGATTTGACAGTGGCGTTTGTAACGGAACATGTAACTGTTTGCTCTATATTTCATAGTGGCGGAAATAATACGTAGGAGGCTAAATTATGCCAAATACTACTTCAGGCACTAATGTTTTTGAGAAAACATTTTATATAGATGAGATAATTGAAGAGTCTTATAATCGAATAGGACAATTCGATATGAGCGGTTATAATTTAAAAACTGCTCGAAGATCTCTTAATATTCTATTTTCTGAATGGGGAAATAGAGGTCTTCATTATTGGGAAGTGGCAAATACAAATATCACTTTGGTAAATGGAACTAGCGAATATGTTTTGTTTAGATCCACGGGCGATGGTAACTCAAACGGTGTAACTACTACCTTATCCGCAGCCATTACTACTACATCACAAACCACAGGAATTACATTAGCTTCAAAAACAGGAATGCCAACTTCAGGTACAATTAATGTTGGTTCTGAAAATATTAGTTACACAGGATTTAATAGTTTAGAATTAACAGGAGTTGCAAGAGGAGCCAACGGAACAACAGCTGCCACTCACAGTAACGGAGCAGCCGTTACTAATTTTGTAAATGGCGCTGCTGAAATTTTAGAAATGTCTTATAGAAATGCATCTAATGTTGATGCACCTTTAGAAAAAATATCTAGATCTCAATATCAGGCCCTATCTAATAAAACTTCAACAGGTCAACCATCACAATATTATATTCAAAGATTAATAGATAGAATTATAATTAGATTATATTTAACACCTAGTAATACTGAAAATGGAAATGTAATTAATTTTTGGTATGAACAAAGAATACAAGATTCAGGTGCTTACACTAATGCAACAAACGTCCCTTATAGATTCGTTCCATGTATGTGTGCAGGATTAGCTTATTATTTAAGTTTAAAATATGCACCAGAAAAAACACAAAACTTAAAACTATTGTATGAGGATGAGTTGAGTAGAGCTTTGGAAGAAGATGGTTCGTCTACAAGTACGTACATTTCTCCTAAAACTTACTACCCAACAACTTAATTATGAGTAATTTATCAAAAGGAAAATACGCATTATTTATTTCAGATCGATCGGGATTGGCTTTTCCTTATCGAGAAATGGTAAGAGAATGGAATGGTGCTAGAGTTCATACTTCTGAGTTTGAACCTAAACAACCACAATTAGATCCTAAACCTTACACAGCAGATCCTCAAGGTTTACCTCATCCAAGACCTGCAAGAGTAGAACCTCCAACTGTAGATTTTTTAAACGATGATCCTTTCACAACTATTGGATCTTCAACTTTAGTTACTGTGGCTCAAACAAACAGCACAATGTTAACAGATGATGCTGTAAGATTTCAAGCAGTTAAAAGTCCTGTCGGAGGAGTTACAACAAACACCTTACAATTAGGAACAACATTAAACGGAGATATTACAACAACAGCTAATACAATAATTTTAAATGACGCTTCTATTTTTCCAACTTCAGGATTTGTGGTGATTGAAAAAGTTCATGCTCAAGACGGTACAATTGATGCCGGAAGAATTGAAGATGAAACTGTTCAGTACACAGGAGTTTCAGGAAACAGTTTAACAGGCTGTGTTAGAGGGACAGCTGCTCCGTTTAGAGGAAAAACTCCACCAAACACGACAGCTAGAACTCATTCAAGTGGAGCTAAAGTTTTTGGAAGCTATAAAATAACAATGATTGAGACTTCTATTCCTTACACAGGACAGCCATCTACTTTACCCAGAACCAATAGTTTTACTTTCAATTTAAAATCTAACGCAACATCAACAGAAACGGGAGGCGGTCTTGAAGTTTTGGTAGGACCTGTTAATGTAAGAGCATGACATACGATGAATTAAAAACAAAAATTAGAGACTACACAGAAG